GTTTGTCATGAGTTTTGTCTCCAGTAATGCTGAAATCGATAAGGGTGTACGCCCCTAAAATAGGACGACAGAATACAGTTATATCAGCCCCGCAACGATGCGAGTGTAGCGCGGCGCGAATTATGATCACGCGTCGCTATAAACTTGATCATCTGATTCTATCGCTTATTGGCCTCATTTGCCTATCACGTTTAAACACTGATAAGAGGCCATGTAAACCTCATTTAAACGCCATTTATACATCCCTTTCCCATACCACAATTTCACTGTCTCGCACGGTTTTTCGACTTGCATTTCGAAAGAAAAGCAGTGGGCATTTCTGTGATTTACTTTTCTCAGACAATTTACTGACTCATGCGAGCATAAATTTGCGCGATTTTGAATCTGTTTTATTGTTTGTTAAAACCCCAACATACTTATAAGAAGGAGATTTTATGCATGCAGTTCATGCAGATTCGTTTCAGAGTATAGAAAACAAAGTTGTGTTACTTATGGATTGCCTAGAGGGTAAGCGGGTCGAGCTGGGCCAGTCGAGTCATATAGCATGGTATGAACACTTAAACTCTATTCTGACTGATGTGCAAAACTTAAAACATCAGCTCAACAATTAACCAGAAAGCCCCGTGAGGGGCTTTTACTTATCCAGGCTTAAACATCAACCCCATCAACTAAAACCGCACCATCAAAATCAGGCAAGGCCATCATGTGAGCATAGGCAGCCTGGCGCGGTGTCATGCCGTTAAATTCAGGCTTATCAAGATTGATACTAAACACTTTTGTACTACGGCCATCTTTCAAAGTATCTACAGGCGGCTTGCCAGCATCAAATGCGGCTTTGTTCATAAACACACTGCAAATAGCACTGCATGCGTTGCCGCCTGCTGTAGATTTTTCTATTTGATAGTGCTGTGCACTTTCATCTGAATTAGACGTAATGTCTAAACGTTCTGATACTGAAGAGTTATTAACAATATTCATCTCTGAAATAACGATAACAGGATCAGAAAGTACAAGACCACTAGATAAAATTAATTGCGCTTTAGTTATAGCCATCACTCACCTCTTTTACGGTTAAAAAAATCAGGTTTAACAGGCTTTACACCTGAAATTGGACAATCTCTTAATGCTTGACGATAGGTTAAAATTTCAGCTTTATCTTCAGGACTAATAGGATAGTCAGACAACAAATAACGGTCTGTATTAGATAACTCTAAATCCCTCCATTTCCTGAAAATAATGGGTTCCAAGGCAATATCACTATCCCTAGCCATGACTCTAGGGGTCCCATCAATATAATGAGTTGCCCCCATATCCAAATTTGCCTGCCATTGCGCTCTTGTTATCCGCAAACATCCATCAGGTATGTCAGGATTAATATCTGCATCAAAATATCCAATGATTTCACCATTGGAGATCTGCATATACACAAACTGTTTAATATCCATATGCCATCCATTGAACTGTAACGGTAGAGTCTGGGCTATTGATTAACGAAATTGACGTTTTTGTTTTCGCATAAACATGGGTAGGTGATGAGGCGTTATAGTTTTCCATGTTATCTGCCAACGCGATCATTATTGCGTTAGGAAACGCGATTGGCAGCGTAACCGTTACTGATTGGTTAGCCATCATGCTGAGTTGGCCCCATTGAATGATAAAACCCGTCTCTTTATCCATCCAATAGCCATTTTGATTCTTAGATAACGTGTTAGTGAGGAAATTAGGTGATTCAGCTCCAAAATAACGTCTAGTCAGCGATGTAACTGTTCCGGCAACTAGCGTTGTTTTTATGACATAAACCTGTGATGCACTAGCACCTGAATCGCTAAAACTGCCCTCAATAGAAATGGATGTATCAACTTCCCATACGCCTATTTCAGACTCATAGTAACGCTGAGAACTTCCGGTATACGTTTTACTAAAAACCAACGTGCCAGACGTGCTACCACGATAAATATCAACTCTCCACTGAGGATCAGCTGGTAATGCTGGAATGCTTCCACTGGTAGTAAATGATCCGCCCGACAACTTAAATGATACGTTAACTTTTCCGCCATTAACGGTAACCGCTGGCAGTGATGTAGTGGCACCATTCGCCATCTGTGCTGAGGTTAAAATCTCTTGCTTATTACCTGTTGAAGTACCTAAATAGAACGGGTTAATTTGTTTTCTGGCTTCATCCTGGATAGCGTTAATATCAACAGTATCTTTAGACAATAAGCCTTTAAAAAAACCGTTACCCAATCGATCTACATAAAAAATATCTTCAATCAATGCACCTGACGATGAGACTTCAGAAAGTCGAATAGGAACAACATTATCAGGCTGTATCTTAAAGTTTGTATAAACTCCACCGTTATTGACTTGGCTAGAAACTTGTAACTTATCAGCGGTAATCGCGCCTGCGGCAATAGCATTACTCGTTATGCCACCAAATACAGCCAATCGAGCCACAAGGCTATCAAATAAGGCGCTAGTCGCCACTAATTTATTGATTAACGCAGAATCAGCCTGTATTTCGTTAGCAGTAAGGCCGCCAAATGCACCTATTTTTGCTTTTAGTTGGTTAAATAAGGCCGAGTTAGCTAGGAGTTGATTTGCTGATATTTGGCCGCCACCAATCTCAGTGACAGACATATTAAGCCAACGGTCAACGGTAGTTACGCCATTATTGTAATAGTTAAGAGCCCTCAATCTTACTTGTTTTGTGCTTGGATTAAGTAAGCAGCAAAGGTCTACATTTAACGATTCTGGAATTGATGCAGGATCGACTTCAGAACCAATAATATAAGCCCGCATTTGGCGGTATTGACCGTTATCTATTGCCCCTGTCCAAAAATAAAAATTGTTAACAGAACTTCCAATGCTGCGGGTAGAAGGATATACAGTCTGTACGTAACCATCTCCATCTGCACTCATGCCTAGGTAACGAGTTCCATTGGCACCACCACTAACGCGATGAATAGTAAAATTAACCTCATAAATTTTTGTATGGTCAATATCAAAAAGATCACTAAATATTTGAGTATTACTAGCACTACTCACTTCTAATGCTTTTGTAGCCTTTCCTTTGTGAATATGGTCTACGACAACTCCACCGCTCCAGCCTGTAATAACGCCTGTTTGAGATACGTTATTGACTAAGTTTCTAGCCCTAACATCTAACTTATCAACAGTGATTGCACCAGCCGCAATGCTATTGGCCGCCAACCCACCAAAAACACCCAACTGGGCCTGTAGCTGATTAAATAAGCCCACATTGGCGATCAGCTTTTGGATTAGCGCAGTATCAGCAGTGATTTTGTCAGCAGTAACAACACCAGCTTGCAAATGGTTAGTGGCAATCGCCAAGGCGGCAATTTTCTCGGCGGTTATCGCATTCGCGCCAACCTTATCAACCGTTACCGAACCAGCTTGCAAATGGTTTGTGGCAATCGCCAGGGCGGCAATTTTCTCGGCGGTAATGGCATTAGCGCTAACCTTGTCAACTGTAACCGCACCCGCTTGCAAATGGTTAGTGGCAATCGCCAAAGCGGCAATTTTTTCGGCGGTTATTGCATTAGCGCTAACCTTATCAACCGTTACAGCACCAGCTTGCAAATGGTTAGTGGCAATAGCTAAGGCGGCAATAGTTTCGGCGGTAAGCCCGCCAAAATTACCTAGCCTAGATTTTAATGCAGTAAATTGGCCTGAATAGGCTAACAAATTGCCAAAGCTGGCATTGCCCAACTTGGCATACAGAATCCGTTCACTGTTAACCGTAGTTGAAGGGGCTGGTGCATAGGTATTTGATGCGGCATGCAATAGATCTTGGTTGTAGTAAACTTCAGGAAATACGTTTAAATCACTAGCAAAATGATAAATAGCTCCGCCGCCTCGAAGCATAAAGCAATATGCCTGGTTGGAGCCAAAACGAAACAAATCACCAAGCAGCTCTGTATATTCCCCTCGATGACTAAGTAATTGATCGAAGTAGCCAGCACCGCCCCAACCACCAAAATTACCCAACCAATCGATAGTTAACTGGCCTTTATGAGTAGATGAGTACCAATCGTTTGGCGCTGTTTCAAAGTATGCTCGCCATATTTTTATGCGGCGATTAACATCTTGCGAACCACCCCAAAAAACTACCGGATAGTATTTGTTACTATCGCCACCGATAACAATATCTTTTCGATACGGTAAACCAGATATATTAAATAGGTTGTCTAAAGCGGCGGCTTCAGTCGCATTTATTCGGTTATCTAGTTCAGCATTTGCAGCCGTTAGTGCTGAATTAGCTTTAGTAGTGGCATCAGTTGCAGCCGTACTAATCGCATCAGCCTTAGCCGTATTCGCCTTATTGAGTGCATCTAGAGCGGCATTAGCCTCGGCCTGTGCTTTGGCATTATTTGCCTTAGTCGTGGCATCGGCGGCAGCGGCAGCAATCGCCGCCGCTTTAGCGGCATCGGCTTTAGTAGTTGCATCGGTAGCAGCAGAACTGATCGCCTGAGTCTTAGCATTGTTAGCTTTGGTAGTAGCATCAGTTGAAGCAGTGCTAATCGCATCAGCCTTAGCGGCATTAGCCTTATTCAACGCATCTAGGGCAGCACTAGCAGTTGCATTTGATTGAGCCTGAGCAGCCTGATTTAATGCGTAATTTTCTAAATCTACAGGCGCTGGCGCCCACGCTGTTGGTTTGTTACCTTCTTCAAGCTTATACCAACTGCAATGAACTGTTCCCGTTCTAGTTCCGCCGTTTGGATAAAGGTAAGAGTTAATTGAATAGCTCCCAGTTGAAGGAGCAACAAATGTTACATCTTTAACTGACTCACTTAATGTTGAAATTGATAATTTCTTTGAAAACGACCAATCTGGAATATAGATATAAATAACCAGATTATGCCCTTCATCAAGCGCTTTTTGGCTAACATAACCAGCAGCAGAAAAGACATATTCTCGACCTGATACTAGATTTACAACCCTGTTAGCGAAACCATAAGATGTTGAATCAGCATTAATTAGTGAGTTTTCAACTAAGTTTGTACCTCCTATTTTTAATGCGCCGATTTTATTTGTGGCATCGGTTGAAGCTGTATTAATCGCATCATCTTTAGCCGTATTCGCCTTATTGAGCGCATCGAGCGCAGCATTAGCCTCAGCCTGTGCCCTAGCATTATTTGCCTTGCTAGTAGCATCGGCAGCAGCGGCAGCAATCGCCGCCGATTTAGCTGCATCAGCCTTAGCCTGTGCATCAGCAATCGCTCTGGCCTCTTCATCGCTCACAATGCCATCGGCATAAGCTTTGGCTGTAGTTTCGGCTAAGTTTGCCTTAGCCAAGGCGTAAGACTCTGCGGCGGCTTTAGCATTGTTAGCTTTGGTAGTGGCATCACTGGCCGCCGTAGTAATCGCATCAGCTTTAGCCGTATTCGCCTTATTGAGCGCATCGAGCGCGGCATTAGCCTCGGCCAGTGCCTTAGCATTATTAGCCTTGGTAGTGGCATCGGTAGCAGCGGCAGCAATTGCCGCACTTTGGGCGCTACTGGCTTTTGACTGGGCACCGCTAGGCGTTTCACCGCCGAGGGCTGGCGCATTAATGCCTTGGTTAAGCAAACTCAACGCTGTGATCAGGTTATTCGCCAATGCAGGGTTATTAAGCGCATCTTGCGCGGCCAACATATCTTTATCAGGCGCGAACGGCAGTTTACCCGCCATCAGGTTATCAAGTTTGGCTTCCTCCTCTTGGGTAAAGACTGGGGGGATCTCAGTCTTAATCTTAGTCCAGGTATAATCCTGCCAATTACCGCTTGGGCTAGCAGTTGGTTTATCAGTAGCAAGGCCCATATAGGCTTTACCATTACCCAAGGCTTCAACCGTGGTAAATCCTGTTCCTTGGTTATCATCAGCCCAAGCAAACCAGGTATAGCTTTTAAACGTGTTACCAATCAGGTCAATGATCGATGAGTTATCCGCCGAGGTTGTGGCTTGCACAGGGCCATACCAGCTGCTGGCACCGTAGTTATTAATGGTCCGCGCCCACACTTGATAACGGGTATTAGGGTGTCTATCTGGCCATACAGCGTCTTTACCTGTGCCGATAAGCGCCGCATCAGCGATATTGTTGGTGATGCTACCTAAGATCTCAAACTGTGTAGTTTGCGCAATCGCAGCGGCGGTTGTGGGGCGGAGTGTTAGCGTTAATGGCCCCGCAATCACTTCAATTCCCGTCACTGGTGCAGGCAAAGTAGCCCCAATAGTGATGGTGGCAGGAGCATTAGAGCGGTTGGCGAAAAGGTTTAGCGCCCATACTGATACAGTATAAAAACCTGCATCAAATTTTGGCAGCAATAAGCGGGTGGAGTCTGCGTTGGTTTGATAAACCACTTCACCTAAGCCGTTGCTCACCTCAATAACATAGCGATAGCTACTGTTATTCGCTGGGGCGCTCCATGTCAGTTCGCCTTGCCATTGCGGATCATCTTGATATTCAACGTACTGCAAACCAACTGGCGTTGGTACCGTAGCAGGATTGGGTAAAATCACGTTAGGGGTTAAGTCTCGCTCGGTATAACTACCCATGGCGTAGTCGAATAACTCGGGTGAGGTTTCAACCAAAATCAAACTAACAGGTTTACCGTAATCAAACTGCCAATCAACGATTTGAAAGGTACCATCAATCCCCAAGCGTGGCAGGCTTAAGCCCACCACTTTACCCACACTCACTGCTACCCCAATCATTTTAACGGGCATAGAGATTTGCATGCCTGCACGCTTCTGCTCTAAGTACAGTTTACCTAGGCGTTGGGCTGTCCATACTGATTGGGTAAAGGGCAGATCTAAATCGTGATCAATATATTCGCCATCGTCTTGGGCACGATAATAGCTAGACTCATACGGCGGGAAGTCCGTTGGCTGATAGAAGTTCTCAGGGTCAACAAAGGTACCGCGCACTGCGTTACACAAGTCGCTACGCGGTGTATACGGCCTAACATCAATATCACCTGCTGCATCATCCTCGGTTAACACCAGTACTTCTGGCCCTTGGTACACGCCTGCATATAACCGATACTGGCCGCTAACATACACATGCATGCCAGCGCCCGCCGTTAGCATTTTCTCCATAATGGATGAAGGCGACACATCGGTGTTATAGGTACCATTACAGGTATAGCGCTTCTCAAATTTACCCGTTTTATATTCAACCAGTTGATCACTATCGTTGGCCGCCGCTGCAAAATAACTTAAATCAATTTCGTGTGCTGCGGCCCCAACGCCTGCCTCAAAGCGGTTGTAGTCCAAGCAGCATAATGCCCAGTTATCAGACCATTCCCACGTTGCAGGGTCACTCCAGTTATGGGTGGTTTTACGGGGGTCATAGACTTGTTTGCCGCGCACCAACGCTTTGATATTCGGTACACCGTTGGGAAATACCTTGGTATCAAACTTGAGGCGAGCATAGAGGTACGTGACACCAAAGCCAACGTGGGCCGATGTCCACTGGCGGCATTCAGCGGTTAAATCCGGATCAGAGGTGGTTTGATTGCCAAGGTGAATTTTGATCCGTGCAACACTGGCATACTTTGCCGTTAGCGCACCATTCGCCCAGGCTACGTCATCGCCAAAATAGATTTTTTCAATACCATCACATCGATGGCCAGCCAAGGGGATCACTAAATGCAGATAGGCATTATCCGTCCCCGTTTCCTCCGCAAACACCAGAGGGCCAGATACCATGGCTCGCCCGTAAATCCCGCGCCTAGGCTCAACAGGGCTACGCAGCATCTGCTGTTGTGAGAAGGCTTCGTTAGCAAAACTACCACCATCAAACTTAGGCGTGGCTGCATAGGTCAGTGCCGCAGCGCCAATCCCAATCGCAATGGCCGCAGCGGTAGAGACTACCCCAGCAGCAGCGACACCCGCCGCAATCCCAACGATTACTGGTGGCATGGCAACCTCCAACCAAACTCTACCTGCGTCAGCGGTAACGCTACTGCACCTTGCTCACCCATCGCCCACACATTCGCGCCCCAAACAATCCCCAGTGCTGGCGCATCGTCTTGCATCAATAACGCAATATCGCCACGCGCTAGGGCTAATACATCCACACGCTCACCAAATGCAGCATCAGCAATATCCAGTATCGAGTTAAAGCCCGCGCGGCGTAGTGCCCGCGTTGCGCCTAACTTGCTGTGATAGTGACCGCGAAGTTCTGCTGCGGGGTCAAAACCAGATTGTGTATGCACCCAATCAGCGACAAATAAACAGCAGTCACATTGGCCCCATTCAAAAGAGCGATTCCGATATGCTTTTAAAAACGCGATAAATTGGCTCGTCATTTCTGTCACCGCATATTCTGATGGTGGTTGCCGTTACCTGAGCTAACCGAACCGCCCACAGCTTTACCAGGCACGCCCCAAAAAATTTCTTTCTCAGCCATTTGGCTAACAAACTCAAAAAACTTATCACCAGGGTGGCGGGCTTGTTGGTCGGCATCGGTATAGCGGCTATTGCGTGGGTTCTTCCAATCCACACCACGGCTATTAAGATCAAGCTGGATAGTTGAAGGGTTGCCTAAGCGAATGTTCATCACATCCATGCGGCCACTAAACAAGGTGTCGCGAGCCACGATTTGACAAAAGTTATCGAGGGCGGCCAAGTACAAACTGCCTTGGCGATTTTGGTAATGCTCGGTTAAGGCGATCGACGCTAGCTCTTGTGGGATACCCGACAAGGTTAATCGTAGGCGGTAGGGTTGCACTTGCCCTGATTGTCTAACCATGCCGACTTTGCCAAGTACACCAGTGCCCTTGTAAACCAAACCTTGATACAGGGCATCACCGACACCCGAGTGCAAACGCAACATGCCAGAGGCAAAATCGAGTTCGGTCATTAAAATGGCGCTGATATTGGGGCGACGTAACCACTGTTGCATTTCAGCCGTCATAAACTGATTCATAGACTGACGTCCTCGATAAGTGAAAGGGTTAAACTGGAGAGGATCAGCCGCTTAGTAGAACGACGACCACCTTGGTCATCGTCCTTTAGCATCATCACGGCTTTTGCTTTACGGGTTATAAGTGCGGTGCCGTCATTGGGGATATGCCGCATGGGCGCTTCAAACAAAAGCTGACAATGACCTAATGCATTTGCAGTCGCATCTGCGGTCATAATGTGGAGTTGGTTATTGAGTTGAAAGTAATCACCCGTGCGTAAAAACAGGGTGTTAGGTTGGCAACCGCGCACCGTTAGCTGATACCCAAACTGACCAGCACCATGCACAACTGGTGCACCTAACGCACTACCACGCGGGCTAGCAAACGCATGATCCCACAATAGAATACGCCCAGCCGCACCACGTAATTGTGCTAACAGGCCAAACAAAGTAGCCCCTTTCGCACGGGTAAGCGTATCAAAGCGCAATTGGGCTTCCCACGCGGCACCAGGCAGTTCCAGCGTTTGGCGTGAGCTGTTAAACGGATTACTAAATACCTCCGTTTGCGCTTTTAAGCGCCACACACATTCAGTGGGATAAATATCGTCAGGAAAAATTAACATAGGTCAATCAACAATGGGCCGCTAAATCAGGGTATGGCCCAGTGTGACTGACTACGTTGTTTGGCTGGATTCGAAAGGTTTCGGGATAGCGTTATCCCCGAGCGCGAAACACCTCGCCGCGGTTATTAAGATCATCCACCACAGCAGCCTTCGTCATTTGGACAAGCTGTGGCAGCACATCCTCAAGTGTCTGGGCGTCACTATCGTTTTTGACCACAATGGTGTTGCTTTGCTGGATCACAACATTGCTACCACCTGAGCCACCATTCGCGGTTGCCTGCATCGCATTCATCAAGGTTTGTTGCTGCTTGCGGGTGTAAATGGTTTCACCACCATCGAGCAAGTAAGTACCTTCACGAGGGATAGTCCCACCACCATGGAACTTACCAATAATGCTCGGCAGCAAGGCCAGCGCAGCCACCATGGCCGCCATACCAATCATGGCACCACTTCCCATAGTTGCAATTGAGGTAGTTGCTGCTGCGGGGGCCATTGACGCTGTCACCGAAGCCCCTGTGCTGGCAGCGGTAGTGGTGGCTACAGCGGCATTTTTTACCATAAGGCTATTATCGAATGCGGCAGCTAGGGCTTTTTGTGCCATCCACTCTACTAGCATTTGCACCGCAGCTTTACCCACGCCTTTGAGCACTTGCTGTGTGGCTTGGCCAAAATCCTTAGCTTCAAACAGTGCATCTGCGGTGGCACTACCAATCCCTTGGCTCATGCGTTCAACACTGTTCTGCCACATTTCGTTCCAATCAAAGGCCACACTTCGGTTAATGCCTGTCATCGCCTCAGCATGTCGCCGCTGCTCAGCTTCAATCAAGGCATTAATCTGAGCACGCTTGGCCACCTCTGATTCAGGGGTGTTGTTCAACTCGGTATTGAGCACATCCAAGTTATTGGTATGTGTCTGTTGTTCTGCATATTTAGGATCGAGTTGGTTCTGTAACTGGCTATAGGGCGTGCTGGCCTCATACTGGTTTTTCAGTTGTGCCAACAACCGAGTGCGTTCGGCAATCGGTACGTTAGCCGCTTCAAAATAGCCCTTTAATAACGCCTCATGTTTGGCGTATTCCTTGGCCGCTTGGGTGACAGGGTCAATCGTCCCCAGCAGGGTTTTAAGTTGATCTTCTCGCTGTTTCTCGGCTTCTTTATTTTTCTTAGTTTGTTCTTCGGCTGCCTTAGCGGCATCGAGATCGGCGGCCACCTTTTTCAGCTTTTCAGCCATCAGAGGATCAAGCCCTTTAAGCGCACCGACTTCCAACTCATAGCGCAGCTTGGCCGCTTCTGAGGTTTTACCGTAAAGCGTCAATTGCTTTTGCAAATTGATCAACATTTCAGCGGCGGTTTTAGTGAGATTGGGATCGACGATAGCTGCTTTAATCTCTGGCATGCCCACGGCAAACAACGCTTGTTGTTTTTTACTTGCAAGATCGAGCTGCTTATTCAGTTCTTCTGCACGGGCTTTTAATTGTGCAATTTGGCCATCATCGCGTAGATAACTGCCATTAAATGCATCATAGGCTGGTTCCCGATTAAGCCTATCTATCTCAGCGGTGGTTGCAATCAACTCATCCCGCAGCACTTTCATTTCGGTACCAAGTACACGGACTTTAGATTGACGTTCAAGATCCGTCAGCTTTTGATAACTGCCAACTAAACTATCAACCTTACTGCTCAAATCATCTGTAGGCTGTGTGGCATTATCGGCAGTAAAAGCCCAATAGGCTAAGGCGGCCGCGCCCATCATCACTAATCCAGCAGGGCCACCCGCAAGCGATAACGCGGCATTTAATGTTCGGGTTGCAAGCGTAGCGGTACCTGTTGCCACGGTCAGTGCTTGACGGGCGGCCGTGAGCCGAGCCTCTGCAACGACCGCTTGTCCGGCCGAAATAACCGATGCCCGTAACATAGTGGCGCGTTGCAGTTCTGCTTGGGCGGCTGCAATGCTTGCAGCTCTTGCGCGATAACTGGCTACTTCATTGGCAATCAAGCTAGTTGCATGAGTGCCTAGAGCCGCCGTTCCGCGTCCTAGCGCGACGACTAGCCCCAGTTCAACCATGTTCACTAAGGTGCCAAAGTTTTCACTTAAGCTAACGATACCACTGGCAAGGGTGGCGGTAACACCATAGGTTTCGTTGCTTTTACCAATCCAGTCGCTATAGACGTTATTCAGAGCCGTCAGCGCATCTCGCACCGCTGTAGGCATATCTTCTACGGCTTTAAGGTTTTGTTGGTGCGATTGCAACAATGCATTGGTCAGGTCGGTAATCGACAACTTACCCGAGGTACCCAATAAACGGATCTCCGCGCCAGTTTTACCTGTGGCGGCGGTAAGGTTATTGAGGATACTCGGCATTACCCCAAAGATAGATTGCCAGGCATCGGCCTCAACCTTGCCTTTCTGAATCGACTGGGACAGGGCATCCTGTGCCTGCTGTGCTTTATCCGCGCTGGCGGCGTTAGTCACTAGCAAGGCGCTGTAGCTGTCCACAATATCAATGGACTGGTTTAGGTTATAACCAAGGTCGC